TCAAAATCTGCATGCACGAGGACGTCGGACTGGCCGACCCCGCCGCCGTCCGCTTCGCCGCCGTCGCGCTCGACGACGCCGCCCGCCTCTACAAGGGCAAGAACATCGCCTGGCGCCTCGGCGTCGCCAACGCCGTCCTCGCCCTCTGCGCCGCGGAGAAGTGCCGCCTGTCCGACCACTTCCAAGCCGCCATCGCCTACCGCCGCCGCACAGGCTGGCGCCCCGAGGTGCCCGACCACGCCCTCGACCGCCACACCCGCAGGGGCCGGCAGATGGGCCGCGGCCTGGAGCACTTCCGCACGGAGGGCGCCGTCCTCGCCCGCCTCAAGCAGGAGTTCGCCGACTGCCGCAACGCAACCGGATGGCACGACGCATACGAGCAGGACGCCTACAACCTCTGGGAGATGGAGGCCCAGGAAAAGGCCGCGCCCGCCGCACGGCCGGACGCCGAAGCGCCCGGTTCGCTCTTCGACCGATGAAAAGACCGAGGGCCCCGCGGCCGTCACGCCGCGAGGCCCTCACCGAACCAAGCACAAGGAGCATACCATGTTCGATCACGACGAGCAAGACGGCCAGACCGCCCGCAGCGAAACCGAAACCCCGGCCATCGCCGAAACCCCGGCCATCGTGCTCGGACCCGAGCACGACCTGGAGAAGTTCGCGTCGCCCGACGCGCAACGGTACGCCCTCAACGCCGTCCACATCGACCCGGTCCACGACGTCGCCGAGGCGACCGACGGCAAGATCCTCGTCCGGGTGCCCCTGCGCCACTCCAACGGCACCCCCTTCCCCCGCACCCCCGGCGCCGCCGGCCCGGTGGACAAGCCCGTGCTCGTCCCCGCCAAGTTCCTCGCCGAGGCCCTCCGCCAGGGGCCCAAGACCGCCAAGTCGCTGCGCAAGTGGAACGGCGAGGATCCCCTCTACGCCAACACCGTCCGCGTCACCCTGAGCGAAAAGCCCCTGGCGGTCGTGCTCTCCCGCACCAACCTCGAGGAGCATCAGGACCGCTCGGTCGCGCCCCACGAGGGCAAGTTCCCCGACGTGGAGGACGTCTTTCCCGGCCGGACCCGCAAGCCCGTGGCGCAGTTCCGCCTCGCCGCCGGCCTGCTCAAGACCCTGGCCGACTACGCGGCCAAGCACTCCACCGACGAGTACCGCTCCATCGAGTTCAGCGTCTACGCGCCCGACGAGGACGGCCCCTCCAAGGGCCTGGCCCACCCGGTCGAATGGCGCTTCGGCTTCAACGCCGAGCGGCCCGTCGTCGGCCTGGTGATGCCGGTGGTGATGACAAACGACTGACCGAGACCAGCCGCCCCGCCGGCCACCGCGCCGGCGGGGCAAGAGGACGCCTTGACGACGACGCTCGCAGCCATCTGGAAAGACGCCCTCCAGCCGCCCGAGGCCCTCGGCGTCGGCGCCTGGGCCGAGCGCAACCTCCGCCTCTCCCCCAAGGTGTCGAACTTCCCCGGCGCGTTTCGCGTGGCCACCACCCCCTACCTGGCCGGCGTGTTCGACGCCTTCGAGAACCCCGACGTCGAACGCATCTACCTCGCGTTCGGCGCGCAGACCGCCAAGACCACGGCGATGCTGGCCTGCCTCTGCTACACCCTGGCGAACGACCCCGGCCCCTCGCTCTGGGTGATGCCGTCCGAGCACCTGGCCCGCGACTTCAGCCAGGACCGCTTGCAGCCGCTGATCGACGAAAGCCCCGTGCTCGCCGCCGACAAGCCCACCGACGGACACCGCTACAAGACGCTCTCCATGCAGATGCGCCGCGCCACGGTCGCGCTCGTCGGCGCCAACAGCCCGGCGAACCTGGCCAGCCGGCCGATCCGCTACCTCTGGGCCGACGAGGTGGACAAGTTCCCGGTCGAGACCTCGCGGGAGGGCTCCGCCCTGAGCCTGAGCATCCGGCGCACGGCCGCGTACTGGAACCGGAAGATCGTGGTGTCGTCCACGCCCTCGCTCGCCGACGGCGCGATCTGGGTCGTCCTGCTCTCCGGGGACTGGCGCGAGTACCACCTCCCCTGCCCGCGCTGCGGCGAGTACCAGGTCGCCGCGTTCGACCGCATCCGCAAGCCGTCCGGGCTCAAGGATCCCGACGAGATCGCCGAGGTCGCGTGGCTCGAATGCGCGCACTGCGAGGCGAAGATCGACAACGCGCCCAAGCGCGCCATGCTCGAGGCGGGCGAATGGCGCCCCAAGGCCGAGCCGGTGCGCGAGTTCGACTGGACGCCCCGCGAGGGGCCGGGCCGCGTCGCCAGCTTCCACCTGCCGGCCTGGTACTCGCCGTGGCAGCGGTGGGGCGACTGCCTCGCCAGATTCACCGCGGCGCAGCCCTATCCCGAAATCCTCCGCGAGGTCGTCAACTCCGACCACGCCGAGCCGTGGGAGGAGCGCGGCGAGGCCAAGCGCGAGGAGGACATCTTGGCCCACCGGGGCGAGTACGGCGACGGCACGTTCCCGAGCGACGCGGAAGTCCACGCCGTGTTGCAGACGGTGGACGTCCAGAAGGACCACCTGTGGTACTGCGTGCGCGGGTGGGGTCCGCACGAGGCGTCCTGGCTCGCGGCCTACGGCATGCTCCCGGACTTCGACGCGCTCGCCGAGACGATGGAGCGCGTCTACGGCAGCGTGGGCGTGGGGCGCACGCTCGTGGACTGCCGCTACCGCACGGAGGAGGTGTACGAGTTCTGCCGCCGCTTCGGCGCCATCGCCGTCCAGGGCGGCGGGGAGAGCACGGCGCCCTACCGCTGGTCGAAGGCCGACCGCACGCCCTCGGGCAAGCCGATCCGCGGCGGGGTGCGCGTGCTGCACGTCAACGGCGCGCACTGGCGGGAGGCCCTGTTCCGCAAACTGGCCATCGCGCCCGGCGACCCCGGCTACTGGGCGCTGCACGCCGACGTCGGACCCGACTACGCGCAGCAGCTCATCGCCGAAATCCTCGTGGAGAAGAAGGACGCCAAGGGCCGCGTGGTGCGCTACTGGAAGCAGGTCCGCCGGCGCAACCACCTTGGCGACTGCGAGGTCTACCAGCTGGCTGGCGCCCGCGCCCTCGGCCTGCGCCATGTGCGCCAGGCCGCGGAGCGCAGCCGCGCCCCCGAACCCGAGTCCGCCGGAGTCGTCAACCGCCGTCGCTGGCACGGCATCCGTCAACGTCGTCCCCGATAGGAGGAATCTCGCCATGTCGAAGCGCAAGCGCGTCCAGGCCCGTACGAAGCCGTCAAGCCGCCCGGCTACCCCCAAGGCACCGAACCACCCCGAACCCTCCGGCGACGCGGCACGCGCGCCCGCGCGCCCTGTCCGCGAGCCCTCGCGGGAAACCACCTCCCAGCGCTGGCCCGGAGCGTGCCCCAAGTGCGGCGCCGAGCGCTTGGTCTGCTACGCCCGCGCCACCTCCACCGGCATGGAGCGCCGGACGAAGTACTGGCGGTGCGCGATGCGCTGCGGCTACCGCACGAGCACGGAGGAGAAGATCACGGGCAACGCGACGGCGTGAACGGCCTGCGGCGACGCCGCAGCCGCCGCACCGCGTCCATACCGCCCATGGGGGAGGGAATCCGGGCCAGCGCTTGATGTTGTGTGCTGGGCGCCTATGATGCGTGCATGGGCTGGACCAGCGAAGACATCGCGAACGTGGAGACGGCCATCCGCTCGAAGATCAGCGGCGGGGCCGTGCGATCCTACTCCGTGGGCGGCCGCTCGCTCCAGCACATGACCCTCGACGAACTCCGGGCGCTGCGCGCGGAGATGAAGCGCGAAGTCAACGCCGCGGGCCGGACGACCCGCGCCGGGCTCCGGTACATGGGGCGCTGATGGCGACCGCCACCCAACGCAAGGAAGCGCGCGAGGGACGGCCGGGCTTCGCCGCCTGGGTCGAGCGCCACGTCGCCGACCTGGCGCCCGCATGGGCGCTGCGGCGCAAGCGCGCGCGCGTCCAGCTGGCCGCGGCCGAGCGGCTGGAGAACATCGCCCGCACCCGCGCCGCCCGCCACCGCCTGGGATACGGGGGGCCGGGCTCGTACGACGCGGCGCAGCCGAGCCGGCTGCGCAAGGTGCGCCGGCCCGTCGGCGGGAGCGGCGACGACCACCTGAGCGCCCGCACCCTGTGGACCTTGCGCGAGACGAGCCGCGACATTTGCCGGAACAATCCGCTGGCCATCGGGCTGCTCCAGACCGACGCGGACAACCTGATCGGCCCGGAGTGGCGGTTCGAGGCCCAGACCGACTCGTCGGCGTGGAACGAGGAGGCCGAGGGCTGGCTCAACGAGGAGTGGATGACCGAGGGCGCGGACATCACCGGGCGCCAGCACTTCGTGGACCTGCTCTTCACCGGGCTGCGGACCCAGGACCGGGACGGCGACCTCGGGTTCGTGTTCCACGAGGGCCACCTGGTGCCCATCGAGGGCGACCGGATCGCCTCGCCGCGCAACAGCGATTCGGCCGTGGTCAACGGCGTGGAGGTCGACCGGTTCTTGCGTCCGCGCGCGTACCACGTCGCGGAGGAGCACCCGACGTCGGCCTATGTGCAAAAGGCGCAGCGGGTGCCCGCGCGCGACTTCCTGCACTGGTACGAGCCCGACCGGTTGAGCGGCACGCGCGGCGTGCCCATCCTGGCCCCCGTGTTCGACGACATCGACCGCATCAGCGAGACGCTCGACGTGGTCGTGATCGCGCATGAGATGGCGGCCTGCTTCGGCGTCGTGGAGAAGACGCAGGACGGGTGGGACCTGCCGGGCACGGAGGAGACGAACCCGGACACCGGCGCGAGCGAGCGCGTGCAGGAACTCGAGCCCGGCCTGTGGAAGCGGCTCGACCCCGGCCAGGACCTCGTCCAGATTCGGCCCGAGCATCCCGGCCAGCAGTTCGGCGAGCTGATCGACACGCTCTGCCGGTTCACCGGCCGGCACATGGGCCTGCCGCTCGAACTGGTGCTGCTGAACTTCTCGCACAGCAACTTCTCGAACACGCGGGCCGCGCTGCTCCAGGCGTTCCGCTCCTGGGAGCGGCGGCGCAACTGGCTTCGGCGCAACGTGCTCCGCCGCGTCTACCGCTACGCCATCGGCCACGGCATGAAGCACGGCCACATCGGCTATCACCCGCAGGCGTTCCGGCACGCCAGCGTCGGACCCGGATGGGTGTGGGTGGACATGCTCAAGGACATCGAGGCCGACCTCAAGCTGCTGAGCGTCAACGCCACGACCGAGACGCGCATCGCCGCCAAGTACGGCGGGCACCGCGGCGACATCCTCAAGACCCGTCGGCGGGAGATCGCCGAGGACGCCGAACTCCACCGGCTGCGCGCCCAGGCCGAGCCGGACGGCGCGGACGCCGGCGAACCGGGGGAGGACTGACATGCCGGAGATTCGCGCCGACATCCGCGAGCACTTCGCGCGCCCCTGGCTGATGGAGCCGGTGCAGCTGCGCGCCCACGCGCGGCGCGTCGGCGCCGTGGCCGTCACGCTCGACGACGCGCAGCCGCCCGCGCCCCCGCCGCCCAAGCCCTACCACATCGTGGACGGCGCGGCGGTCATCGACATCTCCGGCGTGCTGCTCGCCGCGGTGCCCTGGTACTACGCCGCCCTCGGCGTGGCGGCCCGCAGCTACGGCCACATCGCCGAGGCCCTTGCCCTCGCCGTCGAAGACGCGGACGTGGAGGCCATCCTGCTGGCGTTCGACAGCCCCGGCGGCCAGATCGAGCGGATCGACGAGGCGGCGGAGGCCATCCGCGCGGCGCGCGCGGCCAAGCCGGTCGCGGCCCACGCCTCGGGCATGTGCTGCTCGGCCGCGTACTGGCTGGCCTCGCAGGCGCCGCGGATCACCGCGTCGGCCACCTCGCCCGTGGGCGGAATCGGAGTCTACTTCGTGCTGTGGGACACGTCCGAGGCGTTCGCCCAGATGGGCGTGGACGTCAAGCTCGTGCGCTCCGGCCCCGAGAAGGGCGTGGGCGTGGACGGAGTGCCCATCGCCGCAGCGGACCTGGTGCAGCACCAGGAGGCCGTGGACGACCTGGCCGACACGATGATCGCCGCCATCGCGGCCGGCCGTGGCGCCAACCCCGCACAGGTCCGCAAGCTCGCCACCGGGCGGTTCTGGATGCCGGAGCGCGCCCGAGCGCTCGGGCTCCTCGACGGCGTCGGCAATCCAGCCGCCGCCCTCGACGCCCTCGTCTCTCACGTCCAAGGAGGACATTCGATGCCCAGGAAGACCGATGAAAGCGTGTTCGACATGACGCCCGAGGCGTTCGCCGAGCAGCACCCCGAAGCCGTGGCCCAGTGGCGGAACGAAGCCGCCAAGGCCGCCCGCGCGGAGGCCGAGCAGGCCGCCAAGGACGGCGCGTCCGCGTTCGCCGCCGAGTTCCCCGACCACCCGGAGTTCGCGCTCCGCAGGCTGGCCGACGGCGCCTCGCTCGCCGAGGCCCGCGCCGAGTTCGCCGAGGTGCTCGCCGCGGAGAACGCCGAACTCAAGGCCCGGCTCGAGGCCGAGACCGAGCGCGCCGACGCCGCGGCCAAGGTGCCCGGCGTGCTCGCGTCCGACCGGCAGCCGGACGCCAAGGACGT